GTGTCCTGCCTTGTCCAAAAAACGCGCCTGTTCGGTTGCCTTTTGAATAATTGCATCGAGTGCAAGCTGCTACAAGGTTATCTGGATCATCTGTTCCGCCTTTGCTGATTGGAATCACGTGATCGACTGTAGTGGCATCGTTGCCACAGTATTGGCATAGATAGCCATCACGTATCAGGATCCTTGCTCGTATCTTTGACCAGGCACGCGTGCCACCATTGGCTCTTGCTGATTGACTGGCCATTAGTAGAAGTTTCTTTTCTGATGAAATGCCCACGCCTTGCACGGCGTTTGATAACGAATTGTTATGTATTTGATTGAAGCATCTATCTGTTTGAATGGATCCAAATCTCGATAGTGCTTGGATCTCATCTGTCCCAATCCGTAGTGCGATCCGTTACGAGCTAGATAAGACCACTGAGATTCCTTAGTAATGAGCTTGTTAAAGCATTGAAACTCTTTGTAATCCAATAGCCTTGAATGTGCATATAACTTAAGCAAATCAGTCTGTGTTGCTGCTTTTGCTTCGATGGTTGTGGATAACGTCAAGATCACAATTGACAAAGATATGCCCAATAAGTTTTTTATATTTATTTTCTTTTTATCTATCTTTATTTTCAAGATATTATCTTTCAAGTATAGCGATGGATCCTGACATTCTGTCAAGGATTGAATCCGGAGTGTCGATTGCTCCACAGCTTTCTGTGGATAAGTATGTGGACAACTATTCAAGGCCAGCCACCAAATCATCATCGACCAATTTAACCGAAAATGACCCACATCCGGCGCATTGGGCGAACCATTCGTGCATCGTCAATTCGGCTCCTTTTGTGATGAGGTGCTCTTTACGCCCATCACCATAAAGCTTCTTGCATATTGAGCAATCAAATCGCAGCAGTGGCATATTCGCTCCTGATCAATGTGTCAATTGGATTCAGATTGGCCTGATCGACCCACCAGGAATCCTGACGCGGATTCTTAAACCGCTTGCGTCGAGCAAAGGCTACTGGAAGCCAGCCAGCGATGTGATAAACCGGCGACTTGCCAACGACCAGAACCGCGATGTCAGTATCACGATCATTCGGATAGACAATGAGATTGCCACCGACATAAGACGTCCAGCGCACTTCTAGCCCTTGACCTACATCAGCTCCTCGTTTGCCATTGGATAGGTTGATGTCATAGTCAAGGCCAAAGTATCTGGCCACAATCATCTCAGCTCCTAGACTTTCGGCATACTCCGAAACCTGCTCATGATTGTTTAGCTTAGAGTTATAGCGAATCGTTGTTCCAAGCTGGCCACTGTATGAGAACACCACATCAACGGCTCGTTTATGAATCGCCCATTCATCAGCTGCGCTGATAGTCATTTTCTGCATTTGCCACAGAACCAGAGAATCGGCTCACCAGATACATCGCGTTGATAACCGGCACGATCTAGGATCTCAATGCGCTCGCAGTTGTCACATAGCTCACACTTGAACTCTGCAACAATCTTGCCATCGATAAGAGTCCGGCCAATCATTAGATCCACGTCAATCATTTCAGTCACGCGGCTCATACTTGTGGCTTCCATTGGCCGTCTGATGTTAAGACGTACCAGGCTGGCGCACACTGCCTCGCCTTAACCTTCTCGGAGCACATATAACCGCCCCAGCCTTTATTGGTCTTAGCTGATGTGCCTTCTCGCCAGATCATGTGGCCATGAGAACACAATGGAGCAGCAGCTACTTGCACTGCACCTAAAGTCTCTTTGATGGTGTCAATGGCTATTCCAAGCGTCGGAATGCCAGCTTCTTCAGCTTCTTCGCGTGTCTTAAACGATGGAACTTCTCCGAACTTTGTGCTCCAATAGTCATAGGAAACCGCAGAATCCTGGACAATCTTAGGATCAATGCGTTCTACCTGTTGCATGTTCTGCACTGTTGGACGCTTATCTGCGCCTAGAACTAGCCCAGCGCACCTGCCGATGGCTGATGTCACTGTGTCTTCAACGAACCACTTCTTCATCTGGACGTTGTAAGTGTTTACGTTGCCGAATGCGTAGTCAATGCCGGCTGGATCTTGATCTTCGTAATTACGATAAATCCGGCACTCGACTAGGACGTAGCCCTTTTCAAGATTGACGTCCATGATTGATGTGTGAATCTTGCCGCTTGGATATGTAGCCCAGAATCGCTGGATCCGTGTTGCGACGTCTTCGTAGTTTTCTAAGAAGCTCACTTTTTCACCGCCTGAGATGATGCATGACGGCCTACTGCGCGACCGCGTTGATAGCCCTCTTTGTGGCCTTCTTTGTAGCCCATTGAATAGCTAACAATCGCCCATAAAATACACGCCAAACACATGAATAAAAATAAACCGATTTCACTTGTTGTCATTTTTGCTCCCGTGGGAGCCTTGTCGAATGCTCCCAGATACAGAGTGACATCAATGACTGACATTGGCAAGAATGCCTGTCGGCGTGTCTATTTCCTAAGTGCTAATTCTAGAATTAACTGATCCAATCGCGCTTCAATTCGGCTCACTTGATCCTTCATGCTTGAACCACCATTCGGGCTTAACTCCGACATGATGGATCGCACTATGACTCTCATTGACGAATAGATGGCGGTAAGCACTGCTAAGACAAGCGCACCCACCGCCGTCCATTCGCCCACGCTCACTTCTGGCGACCGAAAGAGATGTCGTTCGGGTTAGCCCATCGAGCTAGAACTGGCACTATGCCAGCGACCAAGCCCATCGCTAAAGCTTTTGGATCCTGATTTCCGCTCATGTAAACGGCTAGTGCTCCTGCGACAGAGCTTCTCAGCCATGATGCCGCGATTGCTTTAAGTTGAGTCATTTCTTCTTCTCCTTTGTCGGCTTTGCCATAGGAATTGGCTCGACCACTGGATATTCTCCAGCATAAGCGGCCAATCTGACACGACCGAAACCGACAATCTCCTTGCCAATATATCGACGTTTGAGCATCACCATGCCGCCGTTGCGCTGATCTCCATCTCCGGACGTGTTGCCTTCGATGGTCAGAACGCTGCTCTGGCCTACCTTGACCACAATGCCAATGTGACTGATGCGATCAATGCCATCGTGTGGAAAGTCCATAAAGCAAAGATCTCCAAGCTGCGGCTTATCCTCAATCCATCGGCCAAGCTCTTTCATCTTATGCGCGCCAGCAGCCGTTGAAACCATTGATGGAATCTTGACATTCGCTTGATCAAAGCACCAATTCACAAATGAACCGCACCACGGCAGACCATCGGCTTTTGTAAACTTGCCGTACTTTGTCAGATTTTCACCAGTCTCAATCGTGCCGACCTCAGCTAGTGCGACCTCGATGATCCGTGCAGCAGTGCCGTCCGGATATTTATTCATCGCTCGTAACTATCGGTGTGGATAGTGCCGCTTCTGGGTTCAAATAGCGTTGATAGTCTGAGTTGGCTGGGTCTGTTGGTATCCAAGCCACTAAGCCGTTTTCATCTGTTCGCTTAATTATTTCTGAACCAAATTCGCCAGTAATAACTTCATAGGTAAATTGTGTCATTTTACAACTCCGCACTTAAAAGGATTTGGCTTGATGAAGAGTTATTGCTTTGTACATTTGCACCATTGCCTGCAGTAGCAGCCGAAGTAGTAAAATAAATACCTACAAAATCGGGACTTGCTGCATCTACATTGATAGCACTCGCTGCTCTACCAGTACCTACTGAAGTCATAAGAAATAGATTGGCAGCACTAAAGGTGGCCGTTGGGCTTGTTCTCATTGTGGTTTTAGTTTTTAGAGCAATGTAACAAAGAGTGGTCGTGTTGTAATAACCAATACCATAGAAAGAATAGGCGGTCGCAGGATTATACGCTTGGCAGTATCTTTCACAAGCGGCTAATTCTCCTTGGATAGTACCGCCAGCGCGTGTAAAGGCGGTTGCTACCGTTCCGATTTCTGCCTGTAATTGCCCAGCGTACCAAGCAACGCCATTTGCAACGGCACTAGTTGGCGCAAAGCCAATTCGTATAGTTTTAGCAGTTGAAGGAATTGCATAGACTCCACTTAGTGAAACAAATGTTGTAGAAGTAGGTGTAGCAGTCCCTCCAGATGTTGCCGTAATAACGGTTAATCCAGCGGTTGAATCAACAGATGTGCTATATGCAACCTGCAAAGTTAAAGGCACAGAAGTTGAGGCTGCGACTAATCCTGAAAATGTCATATTTTTGCCAGCAAATTGAATTGCATTTGATGTTTCAATCAGAGTGGCTGCAAAGATAGAAGTACTGGCACTTGTTGCAGTTATTTTCATTGAATACTGCGAGCCTGTTGGCACAACGCTTGATTCTCTAGAAACCGTTGATGTTCCAGAATCAGTAAAGAAAAAGAATCGATCTGGAGCAACATAAGTACCTGCACCAGATGAAGCAGAAGTTGAGCGTTGCCAGATATCAAAACCGCCATTGATTATCGCGTTTTTACCAGCCGCATAAGTAGCCTGATATCGCAAGCCAGTTGTGGCGGCACTATCTGCTACAAGAGTTTCGCCGTTGTTGCCTACTGCTAGACGGGCGTCCACTGTTGTAAAAGTAAATAAATCTCCTTTAGTTGTTAGTGGTGTCTGATCTGTTGGAGTAGTCCAAGTAAAAGCCATATTCGTTCCCGAAGTCTTCGATAGGACTTGACCAGTTGTGCCACCAAGTAGATATTGCATTGATGTATCAACGCCCTGTCCAAAGACGGCGAAATCGGCTGGCAGATCAGTGACTAGATCTGCCGATGTCGGCATGACCCAGCCGAAGTTTGTTGTTGGATTGGCCATTATTTTCCTTTCTTATGCGACGACAAGGGCGTGTTCCCAGTCAAGTGTAGGCAAGATTGTAGACCAAGTTTCCGACACGCTGACATCTGCCCAGCTCATCGCTTGAAGCGAGAATGCCACTGGCGAGAGCAGAAGCGTGACTGAAAGTTCATTGTATGACGCTTGGAATCTCCAGCCTTCGATGAAGCCTAAGAATTGTCCGGCGTTCATATTTGAGGGCAGATTTGATATGGATACGGGCTGACCCATGAAGACATTGATGAGCGAATCACGATCACCATCGTCAAGATCTGGATTGGTCAATGCGTAGGTGATTGACTCAAAGTTGGCCTGTGGATTTGCTCTTAGCGTCAGATAGAAGCTGGCCTGAGATGTGGCATCGGCTGCGTGTTTAACAGTTGTCGTAATAATCTGTGCTAGATCGCCATAGGTATCAATCGAAGCTGTATCCGTCGCGCTGACTTCATTGGCCGATGCTGTTCCATACTTGAGAGTGATGTCGTTTCGGACATCTCCTGCCCGTGTTTTGATGGCGATACCACGCGCTAGAGCTTGATTAGCTGAAAGATTTGTATATCCGTTAGTGGCAAGATATTGAGATCGATGCGTTGAATCGGCGTATGAGATTTGGCCTTGCGCATTTTCATAAAGATAACCCAGACCGCTAGTGGCAAGTGCGGCGACCAGCGAATACATATCCGTCCGACTTGATGCTCTTTGTGCCAGCTCATAATTGCCAGGTGTGTCAATCTCACCCAGTCCAGTATTTTGAGCATTAGCCCACGTCTCTGTCGCTGGCGTATATGTCGCCCATGTTAGAGCTGCTGGAACTTCGCCCCAGTTGTTAAGAAGTAGATCCGAAAGGATTGTGTAAATTTGATTGCCATCAAAGTCTTGCGTCAGAACACCATTGGTCAGAGCCTTTTGAACACGCGCCAGAGCACCCAGAGCGGTGATGGTGACTGATTGCGTGTAAGCACTGGATCCGACTTGCGCCACTGCGATTCCGACATCAACGACTGAGCCGCCGAAGATGGGAACGTATGTCCCAGTAGAATCCTTGACTTCAATCGATAGTGAATCATTGATGTCGATGACGATGGACGATTGATCAAAGATAAACAATTCAATCGTGGCGAATCCTGCGTTTGTCTGTTCATAAACATTTGTGCGTCCAGATGTAATTGAGAGATTGGCCAAGATGGTCGATGTATATTCAACCGATGCAACCTTAACGCGCCAGACCGGAGACCACTGACTCATACTGCAACCAGAGAGTTCGCTCCACCACCGCCGCCGCGATAGTAAGAATCATTGAGCAAGTTTACGACTTGTCGCGCAGTGCTCTCTGGATCGATTGCGCCATTGACTGTAATGCTGATGCGAGCCGCGTTCTGAGAG